AGGACGTTTTCCAATTGTAGATGATGTAACTGAAGGATTATAAAATATGAGCGAAATACCAATTATTATAGAAGAACGTGGAGCACAAGGCGAGCCAGGGGCAACTGGAGCTACTGGACCACAGGGGACCCCAGGACCAGGAATTGTAATTAAGGGTAGCGTTCCATTAGTATCTAATTTACCTAATAGCGGAAACTCTATAGGAGATGCTTATATTGTTGAACAAAATGGTCAATTATACATTTGGGATGGAAATAGTTGGGATGTAGTAGGTCAAATTACTGGAGCGACTGGAGCGACAGGATTATCTGGACCAACTGGGTTTACTGGCTTAACGGGATCTACTGGCGCAACTGGCTCTCAAGGTCCAACTGGATCAACTGGAATCGCAGGGGGCATAGGTGCTACTGGAGCCACTGGTTCGACTGGACTAACGGGATCTCAAGGTGCGACAGGGTTAACTGGCGCTACGGGTGTAGGCTCAACTGGAGCCACTGGTTCGACTGGACTAACGGGATCTCAAGGTGCGACAGGGTTAACTGGCGCTACGGGCTCTGGAGCTACTGGTGCTACTGGCCCAGCTGGACAAACTGGCGCGACAGGTCTTCAAGGGGATCCAGGTGGTGCCACGGGAGCTACTGGACCAATAGGTGGGCAGGGTTCAACTGGTGCTACTGGACAAATTGGTTCAACAGGGCCAATTCCTAATAATGTTGTATATGTTACTGGTCAGCAAGTTATTAGTGGATCAAAGACTTTTTATGCAGACAGTTATATTTTTTCTGGCGCAGATGTTATTTTAACAAATAATAATTTACGCGTAAGCGGTTTTTCACAATTTAACAGCCGTCCAATGATAAATGGTACGGGAGTATTATTAAGCGGAGAAGCAACTGCAGGTTCACAAGGCGCAACTGGTGCGACAGGCCCTTCTGGTTTACAAGGCGCGACAGGTAATACAGGTTTACAAGGCGCAACTGGAGCAACTGGTAATACTGGAGAACAAGGCGCAACTGGTGCGACTGGAAACACTGGAGAACAAGGCGCAACTGGAGCAACTGGTAATACTGGAGCACAAGGTGCGACTGGAGCAACTGGAAACACTGGAGAACAAGGCGCAACTGGTGCGACTGGTAATACTGGAACACAAGGTGCAACTGGCGCGACAGGTTCTGGCGCTACAGGGGCGACAGGATCAACTGGCGCAACCGGATTATCTGGTAATGATGGAGCTACAGGGGCAACAGGGTCTGGAGCTACAGGAGCAACAGGTGTACAAGGCCCAACTGGGGCTAGCGGATCTGATTTTAATTATACAGAAATTACAACAAGCCAAACATTAACCTCTAATGAGGGGTATATATTTAATTCTTCTGCAGGAGCAATTACCGCAACACTTCCAAGTTCTCCAGCCGTAGGATCATTTGTAAATATTACCTTTAATAAAAATAATGGTAATAATTTAATTATCGCTCGCAACGGCGCTAATATCGATAGCACGGCAGAAAATTTAACTTGCGATGTATCAGGAACGTTCTCACTCATTTATACTGATTCAACCGTTGGCTGGAAATTTGTTCCATGGAACGGATTAACTTATCCTACAATTAAACTTTATAAAGCTGTATGGTCTAGTGATGAAACAGGAGGTTATGCAAATTTATTAAATTTAAATCGTATTCCATTTAATCATCAGATTATAAATACAGATACGGAAACATTTGGCCCTATTACAAATCCAGGAAATCGTTCTACACAATATTTAACAATTAAGAAACCTGGATATTATAAAATTGATGCGAATATCCATTTATATGATCTTCCAGAAGGTTTAAATCTTATTGTAAGACTTTGGAAGAAAGATGGTCCTACAGATAGTTTAGTGCAACCAATTGTTGATTTTAGAAGTGGCGGTGGAGGCGTTAGTGAGAATTTTATAGACCGTATCTTACATGGAAATGCAATTCTTCATGTTACTCAGTCAAATACACAAGTTTGGCTTGATATAAATCATAATGGTACTGATTTTAATCCAGATGTTAATCCTTTTCCATCTGATGACGATACTTTAAATATGGCCAGCCTTGGAAATTCGGGGCCCCCAGAAATTATAATAACAAAATTAGCATAATCAAAGTGTAAATAATAATATGGCATTACTATCAGAAATTTATCCATTACAAACAGGACCAAGTGGCGCGACTGGGCCAGTTGGGGCAACAGGCCCATTGGGCGCTACTGGCCCACAAGGCATTGGGATTACAGGCGCAACAGGTCCAATCCCTACAGGACTTTTTTACGCAACTGGTGACCAAGTTATCAGTGGCGAAAAAACTTTTCTAGCTGATAGCTTTATTTTTTCTGGCGCTGATGTTCAATTTATAGAGGGGACTGGAACTGTTAGTGGAACCTGGAACTTTAGAGTAAGACCAACATTAAATAATCATGGACTAATTTCTGCAAATGACTTAAGTGGACTTGCTCAAAATATTATTCCATCAACAAGCGGTACTTATGATTTAGGAACTATTGATAAACCATTTAAAGACCTTTATCTAGCAAGTGGAACACTTTATTTAGGACAAGCTTCTATTAGTTCTAGTGGTAATTCAGTTGTATTGCCACAAGGAACTGTGATTGCTGGAGGTGGGGCTTTGGGAGCAACTGGTCCACAAGGAGCTACAGGCCCTGCTGGAAGTAATGGTTCTACAGGAGCTACAGGTCCTGCTGGAGTAGATGGTTCGACAGGAGCAACTGGCCCCGCTGGAAGTAATGGTGCAACTGGAACAACTGGCCCCGCTGGAAGTAATGGTGCAACTGGAGCAACTGGCCCTGCTGGAAATAATGGTGCAACTGGAGCGACGGGCGCTTCTGGATTATCTGGAGATAAATACACTACAACATCAACTACTAGCGAATCTATTGGAACTGGATCTAAAACGTTTACAGTAGATAGCGGTTTAGCACTTAGCATTGGGCAAGTAGTTATAATAGCTTATGATGCTTCCAATAAAATGGAAGGTACAGTAACTAGTTATTCTGGAACAACTCTTGTTGTAAATGTAACTTCTATAACTGGATCTGGTGGGCCATATACTTCTTGGGCAATAAGTTTATCAGGCGCACCTGGCCCCCAAGGAGCTACGGGCTTAACAGGCGCAACTGGTAATACTGGTAGCGCTGGAGCAACTGGCGCGACAGGAACTGCTGGCGCAAATGGTGCGACTGGAGCTACAGGTGAAACTGGTAGCGCGGGAGCAACTGGCGCGACAGGAACAGCTGGCGCAAATGGTGCGACTGGAGCTACAGGTGAAACTGGTAGCGCGGGAGCAACTGGCGCGACAGGAACAGCTGGATCACAGGGTGCAACTGGAGCGACAGGTCCTGGAGTCACTAATGCATCAGCATGTTTTGCATGGGACTCAAGTTTAACCAATGTCTCAAATAATACTGATACAACAATGCCGCTTACAAGTACCGTATTTAATACAGATACTAATACATTTGATATAGATAATAATAGAATTAATATTAAAGTTGCTGGCGACTATTTAATAACGGTATTTTATCAAACTTATGATGCGCATAGTAACTGTCAATTTAAAATAAAAATAGCATCATCTTCTACCAATAATGGAGCTTTAACTTTAGTAACTTTATTAGGAAGAGAAGTTCTTAATGGTCAAAGCGGCACAGAAAGCGCTGAAAAAGCTTGGTCAAACTCTGCTATAATTGATGTTGCAAGTGCAGGTTTCTATGCTGTTCAATTAAATCCAAGCATAAACAATCCTTACCCTTCTACTGAAGATAGTACAAGCCCAAGAGTTTATATAACAAGATTAAACTAATATTATGAGACTATACGGAATATTCGATCAAAATAAAAATTATAAATTATTAAGATACTCAACTGATGAACAAACTGATTCGGTTTACCAATCTTTTGATTATAATACGAAAACTTATTATGAAGTTAGAGAAGTTTGTCTTCCCAATATAGAATATTCAGACAGCTATATTGGAAAATATTATAATTCTAATACAGATACTTTCTCTGACGATCCATTAAATTAATTTATATAAAATACATAAACTCATATAATAATTAATATGAGATTTCATGTATTAGGACTTCCACATACTGTTAGTAGCAAAGAATTTAATGCGTGTGCTTATACTCAAAAAGTAGTTAAATTTTGTAAGATGATGAAGGCTCGTGGGCACACGATTATTCATTACGGCCATGAAGATTCGGATGTCGTTTGTGATGAACATGTTACAGTATTAACGAACCGTGATTTTGAAATTAGTTATGGATCTCATGATTGGAAAAATAACTTTTTTAAATTTAATACTAATGATCATGCTTATCAGACTTTTTTTCGAAATGCTATTATAGAAGTTGGCAAAAGAAAACAAAAGTACGATTTTATACTTCCATTTTGGGGATCTGGAGTTAGACCTATTTGTGACGCACATTCCGATTTAATTACCGTAGAACCTGGAATTGGATATGCTGGTGGTCATTGGGCGCGTTGGAAAATTTTTGAATCTTACGCTATTTATCATGCTTATTGTGGATTAAAAAATGTAGGGCAATGTAACCAAGATTGGTACGAAGTTGTTATCCCAAATTATTTTGATTTAGAAGATTTTGACTATTGCGACGAGAAAGAGGATTATTTTCTTTATTTAGGTCGCGTTTATAATGGCAAAGGCGTCAACATTGCGATTGAAGCTACGCAAATTGCTGGTGTTAAACTAGTTATAGCTGGACAAAAAGAAGAAGGTTATAAATTGCCAGATCATGTTGAGTATATTGGCTATGCTGACGTTGAAACCCGTAAGCGTTTGATGAAGAAAGCCCGTGCTAGCTTTCTTGCCAGTATGTATGTGGAACCATTTGGTGGGGTCCAAATTGAAAATTTACTTTCAGGCACCCCAACGATTACTACTGATTGGGGTAGCTTTGCAGAAAATAATTTACATGGTATTACCGGATATCGTTGCCGTACAATGGGAGACTTTGTGCAAGCTATTAAAAATATAGATAAAATTAAACCTATAGATTGTCGCAAGTGGGGGGAAAATTTTTCATTAGAACGTGTCGCGCTGATGTATGAAAAATATTTTCAAGATGTTCTTGATGTATATACAAAAAATGGATGGTATACAAATAAGGATGGGACAAATCTGAGCCCTTTGTGTAAAGAATATCCTAGATGAAAATTGTATATAGCTGTTGGGGGTATAACAATAAAAAAGAAAATTATTTGGATAATAATTTAATTTACCTTTCTCTTAAAAGCGTTAAAAAGCATGGATATAGAACACTTTTATATACAGATGAAAAACATTATGATAAATTAAAAAATTTTGAGTTTGATGAAATCAGAGTCTTTAATCAGAAAGAATTAGATTTTTTACCACATAATGTTTGGTGTTTGGGTAAAGTTTTAGCATTTAGCCTAATAAATGAACCATTTTTACATTTTGATTTTGATGTAATAATGATAAAAGATCTAATAAAGCCAATTATCAATAATGAGTTAATATGTTTTCACCCAGAACCATGGAGAACTAATAAAGATTATGAATTTTTATATAAACATGCGTTAGAAAATTTTCCAGAATTAAAGAAAATATTTAATGATAATTTACATACATATAATTGCGCCATTATTGGCGGTCATGCAGTAAACGCAATTAACCATTCTGCGAAATTGGTTCTAGAATATTGTAAAAATCATAAAAATTATTTGGAAGAAAAACAAGACACGCTTGTAAAACAAGTTCGATATTGGGAATTACCTGTATTTTTGGAACAAGTAGTCTTCGTAAACTTATCCTTACATTACTCTAATAATCATCATATTCAACCAGTATATGATTTTAAATCTCTTAATTTAAAAGCACATGAAAAAGAAAATTGGGATATGGTTTATAAAATAATGTTTGAGGGCGGCTTAATACATTTATGGGGATACAAAAAATTTTTTTCTAAAGAGTTTATTAAATTTATAGAAAAAAAAACTATTTAGACATTTTTATTAATGCGTTTTTACTTCTCATCGCGTGAACAATAGCTGGTTTAACGCGCATATTTTCTAAAGTCATATAGGACACATAGTCCCATTCCCTGTTAAAAGGTACTATGTCTTTAAAATTATCAGTCCAATCGCTTGCCCAGTAGTTTGTATAATTTTCTAAAAATCTATCCTCAATTATTGGTGACATTAGGTGAGAGAGATAAGCAATAGAAACTTCTTCTGGAACAGTTATATTATATTTTTTAAATTTATTGTGAAATTCATAAGCTAGGATTCTAGCCTGCGAAATAAATTCTTTTTTTACAATCCAAAACCCGCCATTACTATTTCTTATTTCTCTGGACATTACTCCGTTTTTTCTAAAAAATTTTTCTAGAACCATATTTGGCACACCCCACCAATCTTTTCTTTTTGTGGATGGAAGATTAATGGGGCTTTCAAGAAATGAATGCCAGGGGTCATCTTTAATAATATCTAAAGGACTAATATCTGGTTTACGAACAAAATAATGATCAGCATCTATAAATACAAAATAATCATAGTCTAATTTTAAAATTTCTTTTTCTAAATATTCAAATTTAAAAAATTGTAATTGATCTAATTGAATATTTTTATTTAAACTAATATTAAAACAATTTTTAATGGGCTTCTCGGTAAATGCATAAAAATGATCATCGATACCAACATTTCTGGCAGAGTTAATCATGGATTGCGCAATATAATCATAATCCCCCCAACTAATTGTCCAATAACAAAATTTTTTGTTCATAATAAATTAAATAAATTTTCCCAGGAATCTAATTGTGATTTTTTATCAGACCAAATTAATTTGGTTATTTTCTGACAATTATGCTGAAACATTTTCAACAAATTTTTATTATTATATAATTCGGAAATGTATTCATAACATTCTTCTATATTTTTATATACAAACCCACTTCTTTCATGCCATACCATATTTGGAAAATTACCTTCATTTGGGACTATACATGGTACCCCCATTAATTGTGCCTCAATAATTGATCTTGATTGATTTTCTATATAATTGTGGTGACAAGTAAATACGTATAAGTCTAATTGAGATAAAAAATCTAAAATTGTTTCTGATTTTTCCTTCAATAGTTCAAAACTATCTCCAAATTCAAACCATGAATATTTTTTATTTAATTTTTCGTCCCAACCCATAAATCTAAAATGGGCATTTGGTATTTTTATATTTTTATAAAATAATGGAAAATTCTCGCTATATTTAGTCCATTCAGCTCTAGATAATTTTCCTATTACAAATTTATCAAGAAGATGTTGCTTTTTATTTGTTTTTATATAATTTTCTGAATGAAAATAATTAGGAATAATATAATTATGAACCTTCTTAAAGAAGGGGTTTATTTTTGTTAAATGATTTTGATGAAAATTGCTAGTAAAGATTACTGCTGAAACTAAATTTTTTTCAATAGCGTTAACCTCTTCCTGTGAAGACCACATCATGTCATTAGACCATATAAATTTTAATCCGATATTACGAATTTTTTCTAGCATTTGACTTTCTTGGAAAAGTCTAAAATTACAAAAGGCTATAGCATAACCATCTGTTTTTTCTGGTAATGTTTCCCATGTTAAAATCTTTACATTATTTTTTTCTAAAAAATTTACAATATTTTCTTCCTCTAATCGGAAGTTATCATTAGGAATACAAAAAAGGTTATATTTTTTAGATTCAGCAAATAATTCTATTAGATCTTTTAATCTAGTATCAGCCCCACCTAGATGCGAGGGCCAATGAAAAAAGTATATATTTTTCATTATCGTTTATTATAACGATAATTTTATTATATGTAAAGTTTTATTTAATTTGAATTGTCTTATTTTTAGCCTGCTCTGCTTTCTGAGCAGAAAGAGAGAGTACGCCATGATCAAGTTTAGCTTCAATTGTGTTAGTGTCTAAAGTTAAAGGAATGCTTACTGAATGATAAAATTTAAGGTTATCTTGTTCGGCGCTAATATGCAAAACATTATTTTCGGCAGAAAGTTTAATATTTTCTTTACGAAAACGCGGTAATTCGATTTCTAAATTATAGGAATCTTTATTAGACTCTTTAAATCCTACCATATTTGAGAAACTATATGACGGACTTGTAACAACATCAAACATTGTTGACCATTTCGGCCAACTCTGATCAATTAATTCCATAAATTCCCATGTATTAGACCCACTGTAATTTTTTGGTACGAGACTTGCATTAATATTCATAGTTTGATATTAGATTCATTGTTTTAATAAATGTTCAAAAATTTTTTTAAAAAAGTAAAATAAAAGTGTCATTTTTATATGTAGTGTAAATATATATGTTCCTTCATGAAACAAAAAAAAGAAACCCCTCGTGATGTTTCTCCATACACGGAGAAGAAAAAAACAAAAACAACCATAGACTTAAGCATTCGTGAACTACCATGGACAGATAAACAAAAAGAGTTTATAAACCTAGCTTTAGATAAAAATACTAAAGTTGTAATAGTGAAAGGTGTAGCTGGTACGGCAAAAACGATCTTAGCAGTTTACTGCGCCTTAAAAAAAATAAAAGATAAAAAGTCTAGCGAAATATATTATAGTAGAGTTCCAGTTGAGGCCTCTGTTCACGGAATTGGTTATATTAAGGGGACATCTGAAGAAAAAATGTCTCCATATACACAACCATTAGTTGATAAATTAAATGAGTTACTACCCATTCCGCATGTTAAGGCTCTTATGATGGATGAAAGAATAGTTGGTGTTCCGTTAGGGTTTTTAAGAGGTCTAAACATATCAAATGCGAGTTTTATTATGGATGAAGCGCAGAATTGTCGTATTGAAGACTTTTTACTAGTAATGACACGTATGGCAAATTTTTCCACCCTATTTATTTGTGGGGACGCTCAACAATCAGATATTAAGCAAAGCGGATTTAATAAAGTGTTTGATTTATTTGATAAAGATTGCGCTAAAGAACGAGGTATTTATACTTTCGAGTTTGGGAAAGAAGATATTGTAAGATCTGAAATTTTGTCTTATATAATCGAACAGTTCGAAAACATTAAAAAATAATTATTTATAATAATCAATAATTTTTTGGGGGATATTTAAATACTCTTTATAAGATTTTAATATTCTATTCGGTGCTTCGGATTGGATTTCTTGATATTTTCTATCGTCTTCTGGCCATTTATTAAATTTATAAAGAAAAGCGTATTTATATAATATAGCGTTGGCGCTTTGTGCGTATTTTTTATAGTCAAAAAGATTATTATTTTTAATTATTTTAACCGCACATTTTTCGCAGTTAATTTCTAGTTCTATTAATACTGTTAAAGCTGCCTTATATTTTTCTGGTTTTGAAAGAATCTGGGAGTATGTAACATCATAATTAGAGAATTGGTCCCAGTGTTTAGAATTATCGCGCCATTGAATAAAATGGCAATATTCATGAATAAGAACTCCGAACCACTCCTCGTCTTTTAAACCACCTTTGGCAACTTTAATTACAGGATTATCTTGAGAGTTTAAATAAAAAAGTCCAGAACATTTATTTTTGCCACCACAGTAACGGCCTTTTACAAAAATTAATTTACCGTCAAGCTCTTCTAGGTCCTCTTTAATTATACTATATACATCTGAGTTGATTAAAAACGACATCAATAGTAATTACACCTACCAATTTATAAATAGTTGATAAAAGAGATTTTGGAATTTTTTTGTGTAAACCTATAAAATACTAGTGTATGAAATATTTTTGCTCTAAATGCGGAAAGACCACGCAATATAATTTCGAACTCCCTAAGTTTTGTGCATTTTGTGGTCAATCTTTTGCTAGTAAACTGGCTTCTCAACAAACAGAAGACAAAAGAAATAAATTTTTAAATGAATTAAAAATAAAGAAAAATATAAACTCTATCGAAATTCAAGACGAAGATTCTTATGTCCCAGAAAGTAATATTGATTTTAAAAAAATTAAACCCTCTTTTAAAGTCGATGTTTATCAAGCTAAGGGCGAATCTTTTGGAAATATCATTGATAACCCTTCCGCGCCAATTGAAATTAATCATCAAAATGATATTAAAACTAAAACTCGGGATGAAATCCTAGCAGACTTTCAAAAAGAAGCTGGCGCATTAAGGTCCAAATAATTTAATATGCCACGAAAGAAAAAAGGCATTGTTAGACCTTCTTTTGAAGAATCGATAGAAATTATCAATTCCGAAATCCAAAAACGTAAACATCGTTGGCATTTAACTGCTATAGCATGGATGGATTTTGAAGATGTAGCTCAAAGATTGCGTATACATATTTATAAAAAATGGGATAAATGGGATCCTACGCGACCTATGCGCCCTTGGTTAAACCAAGTCATTAATCATCAGATGACAAATATGTTAAGGAATCATTATTCCAATTTTTCACGCCCTTGTTTAAAATGCCCTTTTAATACTGGGGAGTATGGTTGTTCTATCTATGGGTCACAAAACAATTCTTGTAAGGATTATTCAAAATGGGAAAAAAGTAAAAAATCGGCATATGATGTTAAATTTCCTTTAAGTATTCACAGCCCAAATCATGATAATCCAGAAACAACTTTGGAAAACGTTTTACATGATACAGAAAATTCTATGGATATAGAAAATTTAATGCCTATTTTTCATGACCTTATGAAAAAAAATTTAAGCACCATTGAATGGAAAGTGTATGACTACATGTTCCTTCAGCATCTGGAAGAAACGGATGTAGCAAAAAAGATGGGCTATAAATTAAGTTTAAAAGAGGGGCGACCAGCTTATAGGCAAATAGGAAAAATTAAATCTAAAATTTTACAAAAAGCGCGAGAAGTTGTAAGGGAGATTTTATAATGGATGATATTCTTACTTTAGAGCAAAAAAATAGGTTAACGGAGTTTTTACAAAAAAATCCCGAAGCTACTCTTACTGAAATTACTGCTTATACTTATAACAATGAAAGCATAGATAGTCGCAGTAAAGAAGGTCGAATACTAAAAAAATATTTACTAGATAATAATATTGAATATAAAAATCGTTCAGTATTTCAAAGAGATCGTATTTCACTAACTAACGATCAAGAAGAGTTTATAAAAAATAATTATAAAAATCAGCACTATCTTGATATGGCAAAAATCTTATTTAAAAATAATAATTTGACCCATTTAAGTCTCGAATCACGCGAAGTCAACAAATATGTTAACAAACTCCAAAAGGCTGATCCTACATATTTAGATATGACGACTTATGTACCGAAAGAATCAGAGGCTCCGGTACAAAGTCATATTGGAGAATATTTTCCACCGCGCCGTATGGATCAAACCTTATATAGAATTAATAAATATCTTAATTTGGGATGGGAAGATAAGAAATTAAAAGCTATGCAGATTAAACAAGTTGAGATGCTACAAAGATATTTGAATACTTTTAGTTTTTGTTATCAAATTAATACCTATCGTCGTGAGGATGATCGTAAATTATTTGAGGATGCTTTTATTCGTTACACTTATGACAAGGAAGACTTAACACAAGAAGAATTAGATCAATTTATTACCTTGTGTACAGAAGTTGTTACTGCTTCTACAATTTTACAACAAGTTGAAGATTTGCGACAATTATTACGTCAAGCCTCCGAAGAAGACGAGGGGCGCAATATTAAAATGAGTCTTAATGAGGCGATTAGTAGCTTACAAACTGAATACAACCAATGTCGTAATAGACAAAATAAATTATATAAATCACTTGTAGATGATCGATCTAAAAAAATACAGGAGCGTAAACAAGAAAACGCTAGTATTCTTAATCTAGTGCAGGCGTGGAAAGACGAGGAGCGCCGTAAAAGTATTATTCATTTGGCAGAAGCTCAAAAACAAAATTTAGAAGACGAAGCAAAACGTTTATCATCCATGGACGAACTAAAGGCAATAATTCGTGGAATTGATATAGATGAAATGGTTCATAGTTAATATAATATATTATGAATAAGAACAAAATATACTTAAAATGTAAAGTTTGTGGTGAAGAATTTAATTATTTCGCTGAACTTCAAAAACATTTAAGATATTACCATAAGCTTTCCTGTAAAACTTATTTTGAAACTTACTGGAAGCGTATTGATCGTTTTGATGGTAAAAAGTTAGAATACAAATCTTTTGATCAATATATTACCTGTGATTTTATCGATAAGAAAAACTATAAAAACTGGTTAAAAACTCTTTCTAAAGAAGAGTGTGCGGATTATTTTAAAAATAAATTAGCGCAATATTGTGACTTAAAAAGTATTGATGTGGCGCCAGGTCAAGTTGAATGCCAAAGTATTAATTGCTTGTTACCAGTTAGCACGATGGAGATTTTTTCTGGAACGGATTACAAGAATTTATACCAAAAACATGGATTGTATTCCAGATTTAATTATCAAATTCCAGAAGAAATCCCAGAGACTCCTATTCCGCAAATTATTGTAGACAGCCGCGAACAAAAGCCATTTCATTTTGAGGGCTATACTTTAATAGAATCCAAATTAGAATATGGGGATTATTCGTTACACCCTAATAATAAATTAGCAGTTGAACGTAAAAGCTTAAGTGATTTATATGGGACTTTAAGTGGTGGACGTGAAAGATTCGAGCGTGAAATTCAAAAAGCTAAAAAATTAGAAGGATATATTGTAGTAGTTGTTGAGTCAACTCTTAATAATATGATGTATCAAAAACAAAAATTTGGTAAAGCTTCTGGCGAATTTATCGCCCATAATATGAGAAAATTATTACGTCAATATGATAATCTCCAATTTGTTTTTTGTGATGGACGAGAAGAAGCAAAAAATAAAACACTTCATATTTTAGGTATGAATGAAGAGGCCTGTAAAATAGATTTGCAATATTACTTTGATACAAAATGGCACTCATCGTAGGAAATCAGAAAAAATCTAAGCCACTAGCTAACGTTAATAAAGAGTTACTTAATTTAAAGGGCGATTTAACTGACGAAGAAGCAAGGGTGAGTCTTGCCAAATTTCTAAGATATAATCTTGGTTTTACTACAGAATTATCAATGGGCTTGACATTAGAAGCTTATCAAGAATTAACGCTGAATTCTTTTTTTAATAGAAATTACTGTATGTTAGTTTGGGGCCGTGGTGGTGCTAAAAGTTTTTGCGCTGCGATCTATTGTATTCTTAAATGTATGTTAGAGCCTGGGACTAAAATACTTATTGCATCTATTAACTTTCGTACTAGTCGTCGTGTTTTTAATGAAATTGAAAAATTTTTAATGTCTCCAGGCGCAGCTTTAGCGCGACAATGTTTTGGTTTAAAAAGTAAGCGGAATGACCAATACGAATGGCAAATTAATGGGGGTAGTATCACAGCTATTCCACTAACTGGAGAAAAAATTCGTGGTATCCGTGCTAACGTACTTATATTGGACGAGTTTTTACTTTTACCCCCAGATATTATTGACAATGTTCTTATCCCATTCTTGAGTTCGCCAAGAGATGTAGGCGAACGTATTCGTATTAGAAAATTAGAAGAAGAATTAATAAAAAAGGGCTTATTACATCCAGATAATAGGCACATCTTTGAGAACACATCTCAAATGTTATGTTTAAGTTCTGCAAGTTATACCTTTGAACATTTATTTCGCGTCTATCAACAATGGTCACATTTGGTAGAACATCCAGACGAACAAGAGTCTAAAGAGGGCGAGCTTCCTGGGACATATTTTATTTCCCAATTAAGTTATGAAGCCTTACCACAACATATGGTCGATCAAGGCGCTATTCAAGTTGCAAAAAGTGGCGGAAGCTCACACCATTCATTCTTACGTGAATATTGTGCTCGTTTTATTGATGGCGGAGACAGCTATTTTTCACCTAAAAAAATGCATGAATGTACGATACCAGATGGAGAGTATCCAACCACGAAAGTAGTTGGCGATAGTGACAAAAAATATATTTTATCAATTGACCCTAACTTTTCGTCTTCTAAAGTTGCCGACTATTTTGCCATGAGTGTAATCGAACTAGACGAAGAAAAAAAACAGGGCGTACTGGTTCATGGATACCAAGCCGCAGGGTCATCGTTGCAAGATCATATAAAATATTTCTATTATTTATATAAAAACTTTAATATTGCCTTGATCATTATTGACCATGCTGGTGCAGATACTTTTATAGATGCGGTAAACAATTCTCAATTTTTTAAAGACATGAATCGTAAAGTTGGGTTTGTAGATTTTGATTCTGATAAAGAAAATGAAGATTATACAAAGATGTTGAAAGACTGTGCGCGTCAATATAATAAAGATTTTGGCAATATATGTATTAAACAATATTTTACAAGTTTCTTTTTGGGTCGCGCAAACTCTTACCTGCAAACCTGCATTGATCATAAAAAAATATGGTTTGCCTCGCGCGCGAGCAACCATCCTGATATTTTAGAAAATATTTTTACAATGAATCTTCCGATGGAGTATATATATCCGAGAGGTATTGGCGAAAAGGCAGATAACGAATATGAAACAAAAAAATTGACTGTCCGCGAATTTATAGAAGAGCAGGATTTCATTGTTCAAGATACAAAAGATCAGTGTGCAAATGTTGAGGTAACCACAACATCTAGGGGTACCCAAAGTTTTGACTTACCATCTCATTTAAGGAAATCTACAAGTATAAATAGGGCTAGAAAAGATAACTATACGACACTTATGTTAGGAAACTGGGGTGTTAAAGCTTACTTTGATATAATGGCTCCAGAAAATTTTGCAAAGAAGAATACAGAGTTTGTCGCAGAATTAATCTAATAAAATATCAGATTTTAGTGTAATAAGCTGTTATAATAAGTTATGGCGCGTAATAATAATAAAAATATTAAATTTCCAGAGCCACAGGTCATTGAAGGATCTGTCAAAGCTAAGGATACGATAGAAGTAAAAGCGAGCCGTGGAGAAGTAAACACTTCTGTTCGTAGAAATAGGGCTTCAACAATAAATCGTACGGACAAGTATATAAATATTGAAGGCGGCGTTATTCCTTTTATTTATGGTGGAGGTTATGGAAAATATACATCTAATATTAGTATTAGAGATACTATTATTCTTTGCCAAAAGGCATACTATAATTTTTCTATTTTTAGAAATACGATAGACTTAATGACAGAATTTAGTTGTTCTCCAATTTATTTTTCTGGCGGTAACGAGCAATCGCGTAAATTCTTCCAAGCCTGGAGTGATAGAGTAAATCTTTGGCGGTTACAAGATATGTTTTTCCGTGAGTTTTTCCGTAGCGGAAATGTATTTTTATATAAATTAAATGCTCAGTTTACCAAACAAGATATGAGGGTTCTCTCAGATCTTATAACAACAGAGGCAAAAACTGGAGAAATTCCTGTTAGATATATTATTTTAAATCCTGCGGATATTCAAGCAATAGGATCTGCATCATTTATTACCCCTCAATATGTAAAAGTACTAAATGATTTTGAAATGAAAGTTTTAACAAATCCTGATAACGAGCAGGATAAACAACTTGCACAACGAGTAAAAAACTTAAAAGATTTACAAAATACTAGCTCAATAACCCCAACAAATCAATACATGGTATTTGAATTAGATCAAGATAAATTTGTGCCAGTTTTTTATAAAAAACAAGATTATGAACCATTCAGCGTTCCAATGGGCTTCCCTGTTCTCGAAGATATTAACTGGAAGCAAGAACTTAAAAATATGGATATGGCAATCAGTCGTACCATACAGCAAACAGTCCTTTTGGTTACAATGGGAAATGATGAAGTTGGTATGCCAACAAAAGAACAAATCGGAACACTAAGAAAAATTTTTGAAAATGAAAGTGTTGGACGTATTTTGGTTACAGATTATACAACAGATATTAAATTTATAATTCCAGAAATTAGTAATATATTAGATCCTAAAAAATACGAGGTTGTAGATCGTGATATTCGTTATGGATTAAATAACGTTCTTTTTGGTGAAGAAAAATACGCAAATACAAATACTAAAATAGAAGTATTTTTATCTCGTTTAAAACATGCAAGAGAAACCTTTATAAATGATTTTCTTACGCCAGAAATGAAAAAAATCGGTAAAAATTTAGGTTTTAAAAATTTACCAGTCGCAAGATTCAAAGACGCCGATTTCAAAAGTGATGCTAATTTAACTCGTATTTATTCTAGGTTAATTGAACTCGGCGTTTTAACTCCAGAAGAGGGTATAACAGCTATAGATACTGGAAGATTACCATTGCCAGAAGAAAGTATAGAATCTCAAAAAGATTTTAGAAAACTACAAGAAGACGGTCTTTATCAACCACTTTTAAATAAGCCTCCAATAGAAAATCCAGCAGGTAGACCAGCTGGAACTACAGAAACTCCACAGACGACGAAGCAACCAAGAAAAACTCCAACAGTCAAAGCTTCAAAAGAAAAAATTAATGCCGATTTAGTCGCCAAAAATTTAGTTAAATTCGATAATTTAGTTTCATCTATAGAGGCATCTTTAAAAGAGAAATATAATAAAAAAAGATTAAGCCAAGAACAAAAAGATATTATTCAAACCATAGCTGAAACTATAGCTACAAATGAAAATCCTAAAGACTGGGTGAATAAAATTAATGAGTATATTAATAAGCCAGTACAATTAAATGTAAACATGGAAGACATAAATAAAATAGCTGAAGAGTATGGGTTAGATTACAAAACAGCTATTTTATTATATCACAGCAAAATAGAATAATATGGCCAAAAGTTTAATCAGAAAAAATCAATTACATCCAGATGTCGGTGACCTTGTTAGTGGTTACGGAACTGGTTTCTTTGTTACCTTTGATGAACTTGATTTTATATTAGATGAATATAGCCCACAGATTGAGTTAACTGGGCAAAATGTTGTTTATACAACTGGAGAACAGATAATTAGTGGTCAAAAATCATTTGACCTAAGACCAACTTTTAACGGATCGGGTTTAGCAACCACTGGGGAACTTGGACAGGGTGGATCTACGGTATTCGACGGTACTAGACCAATTACAGCTAATGTACAAGGTTTTCAAAATCTAACTCCTGGTGGTGATGATGTTGTGGCATTTTTAAATAATGTTTTTTACCCATTTATTTCAGGATCTTTGACGCTAAATAATTTCCCAACACAGGAACTTGGTAAACCAACAAATTTCATTTTTTTCAATGGATTTATTACAACTGGCAGTTTAAATTTAAATCAAATTACAAATGTAGAAGCTTTTGTTAATAATTCTGCTCGTTTACCTTTATTAATCCCTGTGGTACAAAATTTTAATAATAACGTATGGAGTGTAAATGTCAATTTATCAACAAATTCAAATAATGTTTATATAAAAGCCACGGGAGTTGGTAAAAATGGTAATCCAGTTGAAATACAAAGTAATACACAAAGTATAATATTTGAAGCACCAACGTTTGCTGGATCTGGAATAGATAATCTACAAAATAATCCAGCAAATATGAAAGCCGTTCTTTCTGGTCAAAATGCTCTTGGTGGAAATAATGGTAAAACTGTTATGCAGGAACCACCTTCTTTTCAAGTTCAGGTTTACACAAATAATAACTTTTTTTATTTTGTGTATCCTAGCGGGTGGGGGTCATTAAGTAGAATTTCTAATCCACAGTTAGGAGATTTTAATATTAATACGGATTTTACACAAGGATTTGTAACACTATTTTTAGATAATGGAATTTCTACCCATCCATATAGGTATTATAAAAGAACTATAGCGACAACATTAACAAACTACCCTGTAATATATCATTTTTAATTTATGGCATTCCAATTAGCAACAAATTTAGATTTAGGAGCCCAAATTCCATTAGATGTTAGAACAGTTGTGTCCAACATAACGGAAAGAAACGCTCTCGTTCCAAACAAGGTTTATCAAGGTCTTATTGTATATGTTACTTCTGAAAACAAGTACTATTACTATAATACAAGTAATACATGGGTAGAACTTGGCACTGCTGGAGGTCAAGGCGCTACTGGAGCTACCGGCTCAACTGGCGCAACTGGCGCAACAGGTCCAGCAACATTAAATTTTACAATAAGAAATAGTGGTGGTTTTGTAGCTAGAAATTCGAAAATTGGAGCAGATACTTCTAGTGGCACTTTTATTATTGATTTACCAACTACAAATTTACAAATTGGAGATATTGTAGAAATTATAGATGCTAATGAAACTTTTCATATTAATAATTTAACTGTTAGAAGTTTATCTCATAATATTGAAGGAGCTATTGGCACAGAGGGATTAGTATGTAATGTTCAAGGCGCGCATTTTATTTTGGTTTGGGTTGGTGGTACTACTGGCTGGAAGTTAAGTATACTAGATAATAATGCAAATGCAATTGTAGATTCAAACAAATTTAAAACATTGTTATTTTTAAGAATAGATGGAACAGACGGATTGTTTCCTAGCAATAATTCTGCAAATTATAAAATTCCATGGAATAATATTGCATGGTATGATCCATCTTTGGTAGCCCTATCTTCAGTAATCGATAACTCAAAAATTGTTACTTATAACTCATCAAATAGAAATTTTTGTATTACTCAACCAGGATTGTATAGTATTGATATGAGATATGCTTCATACGATCTTTTAGATTCTACCGATTTTTTAAGAATAAGGTTAAGAAATTTTTCTTCACCTTATGAAGGGGGGTTGTCACAAAACAGTAGTGTACCAGATCCTATATTTGGACAAGGAAACGCTGGAATTCCAGGAGTTTTTACTGCATTTGCGCAGGGACCAATAGGTACTACTCAAAATGGAGAAGGAATGGCGGCTGGTTTTACAACTTTTAGAGTAACACAATCACAAGTTCCATTATATTTATTTTCAGATTTTTTACATGCGGGAGCGCTATGGACAAATCCAAACCCACCATTTAATCAAGAGGCTCGGGGATTTCCAGTTTTTGATAATTTTTATGGAACTCGTCCATTTTTAATATTATCACAGGTGTCAAACGAAATATAATTATGTATACTACAGGAACTTTACTTATCAATCCAGCAACGAATAAAGTAAATGGATTTATTCATAGAATACTTGCCCCAGAAGAGTCTGGTACGCAGTCACCGTTTTTATTAACAAATTCGGAGGGCGCTGTAACTGGCATTACATACTTAAACCCGATTAAAGTAATTACTGGGTATCAATATTATTCAGAGCTTTTATATAAAACATACGACCCCGAAACAAATTCTTTCGTGTAAGATAGTTTATGCCAATTAATTTATCAGATTATTATCCAGTTAGTCCTGATTTGAGCAACGTTGTTTTAACAACGGGAAATCAGGCTATTGGTGGTATTAAGAATTTCAACACGCTACCAAGAGTTAATAATGAGTCTTTAGTTGTAGCAACTGGTGATCAAATAATTGATGGTATTAAAACAATTAAAAACCTTAGGATTGGCCCCACTCAATCTACTTTTAATCAAAGCATAGATATTAATTATTTTAATAATAATTTTAGGCTTATTTCAAATACTGCCCAGAATAGTTCTATCATTGAAAGCGCTATCGTTCAAGGCTCTGGAAATCCAGGTGGTAACGACTCTTTTTGGGCGTATAGATTTAATGTCGATTCAAATGCCGCAATTTTAGAACTCAATAATCCAGATGCGTACGGAGACGGCTTGGGAAATTATCCCAATAGTTTTCAATATTTTGATATATCTGTTCTGGGAACGGGTTTCAATCAATATTTCTATTTAGATTCGCGTTCGGGAGTAATGCGGCTAACAAGGCGTCCCACTGTAAATGGAACTGGAGTTTTATTGCAAGGAGAAGCAGCTGGAAGTTCTTTAGATCCATTTTCTGGTAATCGTCCTATAACAAGAGTCCCTGTCGTAGGTCAGAATTATGGTGGAACTACTATATCAGGGTTCTTAAATAATATGTTTTTCCCATTTATTTCGGCAACTATGGTTTTAAATTCATTTCCAGTTCAAGAGTACGGTACGAATGTGTTATCGATATCTTTTAATCATACGATAGACCCCAAAAGTGAACCCGTTAACACGATAACAAACCTACAATATTTTAGAAATGAAACTCCGATAACAAGCCCAACAACAGTAGTAACTGGAACTGTTACTTCTCTACCCATAACACTTGGGGTGACAGTAGATCAAAATTTTGCAGGATTAAATGTAAGAGTCAATGTAAATGACAATGGCAACCCAAAAACTATTTCTGGGGTAAATACGTTATTTTTTCAGCCTCGTTATTATTACGGAGTAACTGGGTTAGCAAGTTTAGACCCTAACCAAATAAGAAATCTTATTAATTCTAGCCCAACTTTTCGCCCAACGGATCCGAGATTTTTATTTAGTCCAGTTGGGCAGTATATTTATTTCATATATCCAAACGAAACTAAAGAAGGCGTTACTGCCTGGGGTAATTTAACAAGTATTTTTGATTTTGGAAGTAATACTGAAAATATAAATAATTTTATTACTTCACCAAATATACCAGATGTAATTATAACTGGAGCGAATGGTAAAACTATGACTTATAAAATATATCGTTCAGCATCACTTTTAACTGTCCAGCCTGGACAACAATTTGACTTAAGATTTAGATTTTAATATATATGGGCACACCTCTTTTAGGCAATTTTGATCCAGCTGGAGCTTTTCCTTTAGACGGAAGAAGCTATTGGACGGGTAGTGCTGCTACTTTAAATAGCGTTCCTAATAGGTATATAGGATTAGTAGTATTTGTTAGCGGAGATAGAGATTTATATTTAAATAGGGGTAATAGCTTCACGGCTTTACAGGGATGGGAAAAAGTAGTAACAACAAATGTTGATTCCCCAACGGAAGTGACATCAAGTGTAAATTTAGATCTTACTCATAATGGGCTTGTTTTAAGAGTTAATAGTTCCACTGGAATAAATGTAAACTTGCCGTTAAATGCGACTCAAATGCAGTCAGGTTATAATGTTACTTTTGTGCAAATGGGTGATGGAAATATTACTTTTAATAGTTCCGCTACATTTAATATTAGAAATAGGTTAGGATTTAATAAAACGGCTGGCCTATATTCTGTAGCATCTATATTAAGAGCAGGCAATACAGCTGATGTATTATTATATGGAGATCTTGTGTAATGTATGGCAATTTTGCAGCCCATGCTGGAGTTATAGCAAATAATGCATCAATTTCTCCAAACGTAATTACCCCAACATTAACTTGGAATTTTAATGACGTATTGGTTATGGATTTTAGTCCGCCAGGAACACAAAATCTAAATGACCGACCTAGAATAAATATTTGGAGAGATATAAATGGTACTCCAGATTTATCTTATTTAAAATTTATATCAGGGGGAAGAGATATGTTATCACCCGCACCAAGTGGGATCATATATCAACCATGGGGAGATAGAAGAACGGGAACTATAACATTTCCAACAACGTCAATAGATCAAGGAATAATAGTTGGTATCGATTTATTTACACACCCTTTCGCAACACCTATTAACCTATCTCCACCATTAAATGAGTGGATCATTGATTCAACCGGAGTCTCTGGGGAAATTAAATATCAATATAGATTTAAAACAGGTGTGAAATTTCCACAGGTAAATATAGAATTGGCTTATAATCCTTCATGTTTACCCATCAATATACCGTCTTGTAATCTTGAACAAATCATTGCTTACTCTGGAACTGGTGTGAATGGATGTCCAAGATTTGGATGTGCCGATCCTACAACTTATGACCCAACTGGAAATCCGCCAGATGTTAGTATAAACTGCGTTGAATTAAGTCCTGTTGTAATGAAAGGATATGCATTTTATAGACATGATCCGAATAATCGTGGATGTAATGTCCCTGGTATCGGAACATTAAGCGCTAGATGCGTATCTGGTCACGTTTGCGATAGAACAAACTTTTTACCAAGATTAGTTTTTGGAGACGGTAATATTGTAAACGCAAATAAGCAAATTAATTTAAATAATTTATCTTCTTATCCAAA